CCCATTGTTATCCGCCCCATACACTTTCATCTTAAATTCGGTCTTGCCGAGGACAAGAAGCTCATCTATATCCGCCTCTATAGTCGCTTCCGGCGCGGAAAGCTCGACGTGGACAACCCCCTCTACATTGTCGATAGCGGCATAGACATCGGAAATCCGCAGCGCCTCACCCATCTCGCGAATCTCAATATCCATCAGCGACTCCAGCGCTTTTTGCACGGAATCAAGAACCGTGGCGGACTTAAACCCGTTGCCGATAGTCAGCGTCCCGGAGAAATCGACCTCGCGCCACTTCCCGTCCTCGATTTCCAACCAGTCTGTAAGCTGCTTATATTGATTCAGGTTTTTCAAGAGCGCCTTTTTAAGCGCCTGTGACGCAAGGGCAACCGTCCCCGCCCTGCTGCCATAGGCCAGTACATAATAACGGATGACATTGGCCTCGCCAGACCTTTCGCGCACGACGGCATGAGCTTTCGCGACAGCCCCACAGTCCGGGTCGTCAAAGGCCATCGCCATAGTGTCATAATCCCGCTGGGTTACGCACCTTTTCTGCGCCTCAAAGAAGCGCGGGGCCCACAGCTTTATGCTCTCCGCGCTTTCGGGGTCACTGCCCCCACTCGCCCAGCCCGGATTAGTGACGGACACAGGTACGCTGTCCCCGTTGCCGTCAACGGCCACGTCCCGGATGTTCGTAATCGCTCCCGGCGCGACATTGCCATCCACCCCGCCGCCGATTCGGTACTCAACCGTTATGTTCTCACCTTCACGTGGTATCTGACCGCATATGCCATTGCCAAACGAAATACGCGCACGGCCCCATGCGTCCAGCTCCACCATATAAACCTTTGCGTCCGGGAACTGGTCTGCCACGCTGTCAACGGCGTCCCATGTATGCTCTCCGACACGGACTGCCATAACTTTGATAACCCCGGCCCGTGGAATGTAGAACTCCTGATAGGCTTCGCCATTGGAGGCCCCGATAATCTCCTCAAACGTCTCGCCCTGCGTAGCGCCGACGACGACTGAAAGCCCTCCCGCCCTGATAACGGCGTCCCCGTCTGTCTCAAAGATGACGCCGCTCTGGGTCTCTATCTGCGTGTTTGCAGGAAGCGTAACGTCCGTATCATGCGCCTTGTCTATGGAGACAATAATATCCGCCATCGCGGGCTTCGCGCCTGACGGGTTATACCCGATGAGCTTGCATATATTGATTAAATTCTGCCGCTCAGTGGCCGTGGGCAGATAGGACTCGTTGCCTTGACGGTCGAGGTAAAAAAGAAGAAGGTCCGTGACGTAGGCAAACGCTTCGACAAGCATAAGCCCCGCGTTATCTTCCTCAAAGTCATTCCAGACATTTTCGCCGTATTTTTCCTTGATTCTGGCGATAGTGTCCGACACGATAGCCGCATGGTCCTTGTCGGTATATTGAAAACGCTTTAATCCAGCCAAGCCCTCACACCTCCCGTCCGGCTGATTTCCACGGCGTAGCTGTAAATCTCGCTGCGCGGTTTCAGATAGTAATGCAGATTTGCGACAACCTTAAACTCCGTCGGATACGCTGTGACGGTTGTCCCCGCCTTGTCCAGAATCACGCGGGGCTCCCATCTCCGTATCGCGTCGATAAGCTCAAAACGAATCAAGGCGCAGGTGATATGGTCGAGCGGTTCATGCACAAATTCCAGTATCCGCGAACCAAACAGGGGAAGCATTACCCGCTCCCCCTTCCTCGTTCCCAATATTTGAAGGATGTTCCCCTTTATCAGCTCAACATCCGTCTCTTGCAGGAAAAGCCCCTTGTCCCCAGCCCGTATCGGGTATGCGGGTCCGCGCCACATACAATCACCCTCTATCCTCCGATAATCACGTTACCGCTCCCCGTTGCCACGCTGCCGCCACAGGCCACAGGGTCGCCAATCCGCCCCGCCTGACGGCCCTCCGCTATGACGGTTCCGCTGCCGCTGGCAAGGACGCTGCTGTGGCATCCGTGCGGAACGTCAGGATGAGTGCAGCAATGAGTAGCCCAGCCGTGGCCCTGACAGTGCAGAGGACGACCGTTCACCATGACGCTCCCGCACCCCTCAACGGACTGACGCGGAGGAAAACACGCATGACCTGTGCAAATATCGCCTAATCTGGCCGCTTTCGGCATTGTCAACGCCTCCTTCCTAATTCAAGTAGATCATCGAGCCGTCCAAATCCACGTCCCCCACGGCGGAGACGGCGACAAGGCCGCTCTTGCGGTCCACCTTGATTCGCGTCCCGTCCGCGTAGGTCGTGGCGCGAATGTCGCCGTCACCAATGGGCGGCTTGTTCGTGTCGTCATAGACCGCGCCCAGAATCGCGCCCGCCTCCAGGCCGTTGCCCATCATGACGCAGAACACATGCTCGCCCACGTCCAGCGGCCTCTCGTCCTTGTTCCGCTTCGTGTTGGGAACCGTGACGGGGAGCCAGCCGGAAACCACGTCGCCCTTGTCGGGGAACCGTACTCGCGCCATGTGCCGCTTCGGGTCATAGACCGAAACGTAGCCGAAACGCGCCACGGCCCCCGGCTCCGTCCCCTCATTTGGCATTGCCCGTCGTCCCCTTTCCAGCTTTGTAAGTCTGATCCTCTGAGCAGAACAGAGCCCCGCTCCCGGACTTGTCCGCTTTCTTTTTCTTCTTCATGGCCTTCTTCGATTTGCCGCCCATGCGGAGCTCCAGCGACGTGGTATAACCGCCGGTGACGTTGTGCGTGGCCTTGTCGATGGCGTACTTGCCGCTGAACTTCCCAAAGCCGGAGATCGTGACGTTCTGGCCGCCGACAAAGCGAAGGTCGCCCATCATGTCAATCTTGCCCGTGATTTCGCGCTTGTTCGCCTCGCGCAGACGCTTTTTCGCCACGGTCTTCGCGTCCGCGATGGTGTCAACTCTCTCATTGATTTCAAGGTCGCGGCCGTTGCCCTCCGCGTCCTCGTCCTCCTCCGTCGCCTCTATCGTCTCGCCCTTCACGGGATGATGGTAGCGCACGCGGGCGGCCTTGTAGGTGTCCGCCGTCTTGGTCTTGAAGCTGTAGCGCGTGATGCGCTTGTCGCCGAACTTCAGCTCCGTAACGGCCTCGTGGTCCTCGTAGCTCTCCTCGTCGTAACAGACAAGCTGCTTGTCCGTCACCTTGAGACCCAGGCCGTAATCGCGGCAAAGCCCCTTCAGAAAGCCCATGTCCGAAGCCTTGTCCTGCTGGCGGCGCTCAAAAAACGGATCGTTGGAACTGTCCCAAAACAGCTTCAGGCCGTTACCATTGGCAATATCCGCCGCGATGGTGGAGAGCTTCGCGTTTTCCCATGCCCTGTCGTGCTTCTCGCGGCACATCGGCTTTGTCGTCAGCGCGGAAACGCCCTTAATTACCACCACGGTCGGCGGGCCGGAACACTCGATCTCATCCACGGTGAACGTCCCGCAGGGCAGGGACTCGGACTTGGCCGGCGCGTCCCATTCCCGCGTAAGGATGCTGGCGGTTATCACGTCGCCCTTCGACGGGAACCACGGATCGCGCCATCGCCCTTCCCTGTCCTCCAGCGTCACGGAAATATCGTCCGCCTTGTCGCTGGCGTTATCCGTGTAGCTGAAACTGACCAGATACGGCGCGATGTCCCGCGATATGTCCTTGCCCTCGTATTCAATCACGATCTCAACGCTTCGGGCCGGGTGCGCGTCCATAGTCTATCCCCTCTTCCACGGCGGCAGCGTCGTCACGATGGGCACGGCCACGTCCGGCACTTCCAGAACGAGGTTCGCGGGCAGGATAACATAATCCTGATACTCCGTGTTCGCCGCCAGAAGAACGTCCATCAGCTTCTCGCCCCCAAGGTCGGGGTACATCCGCAGGGCGATCAAGTCCCATGTGTCGCCCTGGCTTGTCCTGTATCTCCGGCTCACGCGAACGCCACTCTCCCTTCGTAACTCTGAATATCCTCCAGCGCATTCCTCACGGCCTGGGCGATTCGTTGAGCGATACCCGGTTCGTCCCCGCCGCCGCTGACCGTGATGTTGATGGTGGGGGAGCCGCCGGTGTAGCTGTAGTTGTTGGCGGTCGTGCTTCC